TTAAATGCGTCGGGGTCAAACATAATCGGTGTAACAACAACATCTAAGTTGGAGTTTTCTAATGCAATTTTTACTTGTTGAGTAATTGCCATCTCATTAATTTCTGTTTTCATAATTTTAATCGTTTAATTGTTGTTTATCATTACAATATACCTCAAATGGTGGTTTATATGGGTCGTCTTGAATTGGAAAAGGATTCACCGGTATTGGAACTCTAAATGGTTCAGAAATATCAATCTTACTACTTTCTTTCACTAAATTCATCTTTTCCACAATTGGTGCAATATCAATGTTCTTATCTTCTAATTTTCCATGAAGGTAACCTTGTAACCAAATATAAAATTCTTTATAACTTAACATATTACACATATTTCCATTTATAACCTCCAGCGGTTTTTGACCTATTCATTAAACAATTCATTATTGATGTTCTTAATATTTTATTTTCTTCAGATGCCATTTTTATATTATTATAAGTTTTTATTATTACATCATCAAGTGTTAATTTTAATATTTTTTTTTCATTATAGTTTGGTTTTTTTATATATTTTTCTACAACAGTATTTTCTTCATTGTAACGCCAAATAAACCCACCGGCTTTGTTTCTATAACCACCACAAACACGATTAATATTTGAATTATTAATCCTTAATTCATTTGAAGCTTCAACACTTGATTTCCATTGTTTAATGAAGTTCCCATCCAAATCATATTGATTAACAGGTTTCAAAATAGAATCATAATGTTTTCTAATAGATTCTTTCATTTTTAATAATGTTTCATCATTAGGTCCATCTTGACCCCCATCTAAAATATTAGTTAAATCATATTTTTCCCTATAAAACTGAATCCAATATTTCTCTCTATCTTTCCACGAATTATCAAAAACACGTTCAATTTCAACTATAATAGGTAAAACTCCCTTATCTGATAAAGATTTTATCCAAGTAGCCGAATGAAATTTATATTTTGACGACCGTTTAATGTGGTCTTTTACTCTTCGTTTTAAATTGGTTGTTTTTCCAACATATCTAATGTCACCATTTGTTGGGTCTTGTAAGTAATATATATATGTTATTCTCATATATATAAATACTAACAAATCTATAAAAATTCTTTGTGTGTCATATTAATTCTCTACAATAGAGATTTATTAATATTGTTCTTGCTAATTTAAATTCTTTCGCTCTATTAAGTTTTAAACCATAAAGGTTTGCAATACTTTGAAGGTGTGGATACGCTTCATTAATAGTCATTTTTCTTGTTTCCATTAGTCAATGAATAATTCAAAGTCAGAATTCACATGACCACAATCATTACACATGTAAGTTGGGAATGGAACAATTGTGTCTTCGTGACTTCCTGTTAATAATTTTGGAACTTTCTTCAACATTGTTATTTCTTTGAAGAATTTTGACTCACACTTTTCACATTTAATTGTTTCTTGTTGTCGTAAGTCGATTTTTGGTCTGATAATATCGTCGCTCATTTTATAATATAATTTATGTTTATTTTAATTGTTTCGTTGTCCCAAGTAGTATTGGTATAATAAATGGGTGTAGTTGTAGTTTCCATATCTAATTATAGTTTATTTTTTAAGTTTAGTCAAATATTGTTTCATATCCATTTCTAAAATTGTGTTGATTGTTTTTTTAGATACTCGATATTCGTGATACTCCCTCTCATCAGTAATCAACACCACAATACATCCTAATAATTGTATGTTTTCATATTTGGTTCCCTCCAACATTTTCAAAAGTAACTTACCATAAAAAGGTAATTGTGTGTTGTAGTGTCCCAAAGCATTGTCAGGAAGATCTTGAAATGGTTTTTTCATTTGTTTTGTATAACGTGTGACCACAAAGTTTTTTGGTTTATTACTTTTCCAGTCTGTTATTAAAATACCTAAATTACCATTTGTTCCAACAACTAACCAAACCTTATCGGGTTGCCCGGTATATTCCAATTCAGGATGTCCCAAAACCATTTCCGTATCAATCAATTCACATCCCCTCTCTTTAAGAAGTTCAATATAATGTTTTCCAGCCATGATCATCGAATCACTTTTGATTATTTGTTCAGCATCACAATCAAATATTGGTTGACGAACTTCTTTTTCAATACCAAATTCTTTTAATGTATGTTCCTCTAACAAGTAATGACAACGAGATCCAAGATTTGTTGATTTTCTTCCTAATTCAGCCCATTCATTAATCAATCTTTCGGCTTCATCAGGATCACCTCCAGCTTTACTAAATGCCGCTTGTTCAGTTGGAAACTCGTCATAAAAAAGTTTCATTACTTTTGAAACAGATGGAAAATCAGATCTCAACTCTCCTTTTGAATTCAACATTGTATATGTATGTGTTTCTTCCTCAAATGTAAGTTGGAACTCTTTTTGTCTTTCAGAGATAATTTCTCTAATTTCTTGTGATATTTTTTTTAGATCTGTCATTTTATTATATGATAATATTCATCTTTTATCTCACCTCGAAGATCGGCAATATCCTTATCATCAGGTAATTTGATTAATTTTATTCTACCCCATAAATCACCCCCACTTAATTCGTGATATAGTTTAATTGCGTTTTGCCACGCATCAGCGTCAAGACATATAATAATATCACCTTTAGCTTTTGTGTATATGGTTTCAAATAAAAGTTCGGACATATGTTTACCCAACATTGGAATTGAGTTATTCACAAATAATCCGTCAAAGGCACCCTCAACTAAAAAGATGTCTTTGTTCCAATCAATAAGGTTTTCCCAAAATATAATTTTATCTTTTTCCGCCTCAGGGTTCTTGTATTTTGCTCTACTCATAGGATTCCAACTTCTTGCAATATAATAGTTTAACTCACCATTTTTATTATAAGACGGAACCACAATACGACCTGAGTGATCACCTTTATCACAAAATCCAATACCATACCTTTCAATCATCTCGTCTGTAATACCACGACTTTTTAAATAATTCATGGCTTGTCTTCTAACGGGATATACCGGACTTGAGTCTTTGAATAGGGTGAAAGCGTCTGGAAGTTTAAGGGTCTTTTTAGGTCTTTCTCGTTTTACAACGGTTTCAGGTTTTAAAACATTATATAGTTTCTTATGTTTTTTATTTCCGTATTTATCAAAAATTCTACCCAAAGGTCCGTGTGTTCCCTCACTATCACCACAACTCCAACATTTATATACGTTGTCGATGTAATTAACCTCTAAATTATGTTTGTTCCTATCATCGTCACAAACAGGACAATTGAAGGATATTTGACCGCGATTAGGATAGTGAAGTCCGTGATCTCCAAGAACATCCTCTAATAATTCAACTAACGCTTCATTTTCATCCATTATTTTTTTACCCTTCTTTTTTCTAAAATATTGATTAACCCCTGAACATCACCAAACTCGGTAAATCTAATATGGGGATCTGTATTGAATATGTCAATATACCACTCTTGATCTTCTGACACCTCGTCATTGGCACAACTGATAAATTCCAATCCGTCGGCGATTTTGTAGGTATAATAATAAAATGGTTCGAATTCGTCGCTAGATTCTTGCATCTCAAAACCCAGTAATTGTATTTCTTTTTCTGTCATATCTAAAATATAAAAAACATCTTTTACTTAATCAACTACACAAAGTTTTATCTTCATTTATATTTATTACTGATATGCCAACGCGAATTACAATTTCTTCACTTTCGGGTCTTTCCCCCTTTGATGTATATACATGTGATACAGGTTTCACAACTTGTGTTTATATCGCAACAATCACTTCGGGAAATATACCTTACATTTTCAATCTTCCAATAATTTTGGAGGGTATGGCTTCTTTTAGTGTAAAAGTAGTTGATAGTAATGAATGTGTGGTAACTCAAACTTTAACATAATATGGCTTGTAATAATTTAGGTTTATTTGCTCTTGATACGTCCGCTAGTTTAAACTTGTGTTTATCTGCACTTACAACTACGGTATACGGAGATAGTTTGGTGATTGGTCAAGAAATGTATATTAACTCAGGCTGCACAATGCCTTTAGCCTCAATATATTTAAGTAACGGATCAAATTTATACTCAACTAATAGTTTTGGTGAAATCACAGGAATTACAGGTTGTTCTTGTAATTTTTTAGGAAATTTTTCATCAGCATCAGATCCAGAACTTTCTTGTTTATCACCACTAGATTATACCTTGTATGGTTCTGATTTAAACATTGGAAGTATTGTATATACAAATTCAGCTTGCACATCAACAGCCTTAAATTCTTATTACTCTGATGGTGTTGATGTTTATGATGTTGATAGTGCTGGTGAAATATTAGGGATATCTGCCTGCACTTGCACAGGAACATTTTGTGTTCAAAATGATACAACATACGACGACACATATGAAATTGCAGGAACTTATAATAGTCAATCATATTATACAGGCGAATCAACAGGATATGTGATATATTATTCCACAGGTGAGACAAAATGGTGTTTGGCTCAAAATCTTGGTGATCCTTGTGATCAGTTTGGTCCATATGGTAGCACATCTTCTTGTCCTGATTTAGATGATAGTGTTGTTTATTTTGGTCCGTGCACAACAACCACAACAACAATCAATCCTTGTTCTACCTTAGACTTGGATGCGGTTTTTGATTGTTATGTTACACCAACACCAACTATTACTCCTTCAAAAACACCAACACCAACTCCAACACCGACTCCTTCAAGTTCTGCAATTTGTGGTGGTGTTTCAATGGTCGTTTCTAAATTAGACATAACACCCACACCAACCCCTTCGTTTACACCAACACCAACTCCCACACCAGAAGTTGACAGACCTTGTAATTTTTCAGGTGAGGTTATATTCAATACGTTTAGTGAAATACTACAATGTGCTAATAGTAAAAAATTCAGAGATTGCTTTACAGGTATTCAATATTTTACATCAGATTTGGTTTTAGTTTCAGGAACTACATCACCAAAAGAAGGTTATGTGTATAACGCAATAATTAACGGACAAGGATATTGTGTAATATATGATGGGTTATTTGAAAATATAAGTGGTGTGGATACAATTCAGTTAATAACTGAAATCGGGTCGACCACAGATGGTGCTTGTTTAAACTGTATTCCTGATTTAACTCAAACTCCAACACCTACACCGACTTTAACTCCAACACCAACACCAAGTTCAACACCATGTGTTCAGTTTGAATATATAATTGTTAATGACAGTCCATCTAAAATATCAATATCTTATTTTAGTTGTGAAAATGGTCCTTCTTCAATTTCTATGAATCCAAATACTTCAATTTATTTGTGTTCATCAACAACACCAGTATCGAACAATCCTCAAAACACTCTAATAACAAATACAGGATTTTCTTGTTAAAAAAAAATATCGTCTAAAAAAACGATATTTAAAATTATTGGGTATTTTACAAGATATTATTCCCAAATACCTTTATGTCTCATAAATCCTAACGCACAAGTATAAGCGTCAGTTTGATCGAAGTTTTCTTTTTTGAGTGTATTATTTTTGGTGTATAACCATTTGATTTGAGGTTCTCTTTTTGCAACCTTTTCCCAAATTATCATTTTCTTATCCACATCTTTTGGAAGACCTCCAAATAGAACGTGTTTCTTTTTATCGTTTTCTTGAACTAATTCAGGAAATGCATACTTTCTTGAATTGTATGTTGAAATGAATTCGGGAACAATTCCGAATATATTATATATCTCTTTAAAAACAAAACTATTGAATCTTAATAGGGTTTGGATCGTATATACGTTGTTAGAATTTAATAAAGGTTCTTCAATTACGATTCTTACAATTCCAAGATTTTTATATTGTTTTAACTTCTCTGAAAAAATTTCTGATTTAAGTAATAACTCTTTTAATTTATCATCATCATCTTTATCCATTTTAGGTCTTGGCGAAACGTGGGTAAGTTCTAATAACTCTTGAGTTTGAATGTCAAATAAAGCCCAACCAATCGTTTTGGTTGATATGTCAAGCCCCAAGACTTTTGGTGTGTTTTTTAGATTTTTTACCATAAAAATTGTTTGTATTAAATTATTATAAGTGAAAAGAATTAAAATTAAAGTTTTTGGTTAGAAATCTAATTTTACTACGTATTGTTGAATTCCTTGTCGTAAAACAGGTGATTGTAATTTTGACATAACAAGAATATCTTCATTTTCATCTAATAACGCAATTTCTGTAACATAAGATTGAGTTCCTTTTGTCCATGTTGGGTTTTGAGACGCCAAAAATTCAGAAGAACTTAAGTTTATTTTATACTTCATTTCGTAGATTGTTGCTTGAATATCTGTTTCTAAGTTTCCATAGAAATAATATTCATCACCAAAATTTAATTGTTGACCTGTCGCACCATTAGGAACAAGTGAAACATAATCATTTAGATTGTAGAATGGAGCACTGTTATAATTTTCGGCCGTGATTGTAAATGTCGTTGCAGTTAATGATTCTTGTGTCACATATCCATTAATAAAGAAATCACTTGCTTGTTGTGTGAAATCAATCAATTTCCAACTTTCAGGATTTGGTCTTTGTCCTGAAGGAACTCTTTGAGCTAATATTTGGAATTCATTTGCGTAGAACCCAGCAGGAACAACACAATTAGGACAAATAGTTGTTGTAGTTGTTGTTAGTGGAATTGTGGTTGTAGTTGTTGTCGTAGTTGGAATTATAGTTGTTGTTGTGGTTGTTGGTGAAAACCCTGGTTGAACTAAACAAGGGAAGTCTCCTCCGAATCTAACGGCAACATTCTTTGGTGTTTCAGGTGAACAAACATTTTCAGTTCCAACCACGTTCACATAGTAATTACAATGTAGTGAGTTAGTAAAATAATCTGTGTTTGACAATCTATAAGTTATCCACATTGTTTCTCCACCACCTGTTAAAACTCCTGTTGAATTTGATACTCCACAAGTGTTTGGTGTTATTAAAGAAACTTGAGGTGCCGGTAATGTCCAATTTCGATTTGACTTATATGAAAGTGCCGCAACTATTTCTTCATCGTCAATCACTATTAATTTAGAATCGGGATATACTTTTCCAATTCTACTTGGAAGTCCATTTGGTTGTGTAAATGTGTCCCATAAATTATAATATCTCAATCCAGGTTTATTCATGTTGGTTGAAATATTTGATGTTGTATATTGAACTGTAAATAAGTTTTTGCCGTCGAACCCTGGAGGATCAACATAAAATGTTTGACCAAAACAACATTCAGGGTTTTTATGCCACATTAATGTTGGTATATGTAATTTGAAGTTTCTTGCTTGACCTTGTGTGTTTTCAGGATTTTGTGTGTCATATGGTTCAAGTGCAAATTTTTCACCATAAAAGAAATCTATTGTTTGATTAGTATAATGAATAATTGCAATAGCCTTTTGATCTTTTGGTGTTACAACTTGTTTTTCACCAAAAGAGTTATAGTAATAAACATCGTCTGTTGATGTTTGAGCACTTGTTGTATAACCAAAATATTCTTTTTGACCAATATAGTTAACCGATCCAAATTTAGTATAGTCTTGGTATTGTGATGACAATAAACCTGCAGGACTTTCAGTCCAAGGAATATTCATGTTCCAAATTTTAACATCAAACTGATCTGTATCACAAACTGATTCAAAATCAATAACACTTTGAGCCCAATGCGGTTCAGGTGTAAAACTATCATACAAAGGAACCATTTGTGGTGGATATATCAATGTTCTTGCAACACAATCACTTGAAAGATTTGTAAAATCAGGTGTTGGTCTATCTAAAGTTAATTTATTACCACAAACCGCAACAATTCTATATGTTAAAATAGAAAAACATGAAACCACATCTTTTAAACAATCAGGTGGTGGTGGTAAAGGACATTGTGCGCTTGGTGTTGGTGACAAACAAGGTGTTTGAGTTGGGCTTGGTGTCGGTGTTGGTGACGCACAAGGTTCTGACGATGTTGAAGATGGTGTCGGTGTTGGAGTTGGTGTTTGTCCTACAGATGCGGTTGGTGTTGGTGTCGGGAAATTAGAACAAGAACAATCTGTTTTTGCTCTACCATCATAATAAATTGTTATAAAATCACCAACTTGTGGTGTATTATTATTTTGATCATTACAATCTAATCTATATACATCAATTTCATTAGTCCCATTTAATGTTGACATATTAACAACATAATTAGGTGTAACAACATATGAGTTATTTACAAGAGCTTTCCAATCAACCGTAGACGCTGTTGTGTTTCCTGTAAAAAATCCTCTCATCGCAGCTCGGTTGTATACAGATTCAATTTGTGAATCCATAAATGGAATACCATAAATGTTTGTTTGACTTTCATCAACCAAATAAGGATATTTAATATATTGTCTATTTGATTCAGGAACACCTGAACTATTTTGAGCATTGAATTCTGGTTCCAATACAACGGTGTTGGATTGATTATAAGTGTTTGGTAGTTTATTATAAGATATTTCACTATCACCAATAGCAAAATATGTGATATTGAATCTACCTTCAGACAATCTTTGTCTTCCCGTGTCAGTAACTCGGGTGTTAACCAAACCTGATGTATTTTTAATTATGTAGGCCATTATTGAATAAATATTATTCTTTTAATTTTATGTAATAGGAGGTGCCGGGTTTAATCTTGGGTTAAGAAGAAATACCGAACAACACTTACAATTATTGATTGATGGGTTCGTCATGGTTAAATTATATGAACCAATAGCATTTTCACATTTTCCAGTTGGGTCATTAATTATACTATTTGTTGTCGTTCCACTAACAACTTGGTTACTTGATAACGTGATTGTATTTGTATAAGTATTTGTTGTTTGAGCAACACCAATAGAACCTGTTCTAACACAAGGACCAGTCAATGGAGTTATATTTAACATAGTATTTGTCAAAGTCATAAGTCCTGTTCCAACTATCGTTGTAAAATTATTATAAGTTGGTTGTGGTGAAAGTGTGGTTGGGTAATAACTAAATGTTGATGTCATTACCAAATTAAGATCTATCGTCACTCCTGCCGGTAAAGTAGGTGCTGTTATTGTAAATAATCCCGTGCTATAGTTCACATTTAATACAACCGAATATGATACAGGTGGTATATTATTTATCACTACAGGTGAATACAATCCAATATTATTTAATGAATCTTTCGCATAAACTATGTAAGACCCTGGTGTTAGTCCGTTGAATATCGGAGATGCCTGATAATTTATACCATCAACCGAATATAAATATGGTGCAATACCACCACTGGCAGTTATTGTAATACTTCCCGATCCTTCACATAACGCTTCGTTAACCGCTGCAACAACATTTATTGTGTATCCTGTGGAGCAATCACCCGTTAAAACAAACATTTCTATAATTTCAGTTTCACCATTAATAACCCAATTACTAACTGGCGGGTCTGACGGATCGTTGTTTGTTAATGTAAGATATGGATTCGTATAGCCCGTCATAACCCATTGATTAGGTGTTGATCCTGTATTCCAATAAATTACATATTGTCCCGTTGATGATGACCAACTTGGTTGTCCATTAATTTCGTTACTTGGATCTAATTCAATATTTAAAGTGTCCGTTGGTGAGTCTGAATTTCCTGTGTTTATAATTAATGTAACACAAAGATTGGTGTCCCCTCTAACAATTGCTGGTATTTGACATGGACCAACATAAGATTCAATTATTTGATATTGACTATCGGATTCAACCACCCAATCACCTGTAGTTCCTGAAGGATAATATGTTGTTCCTGTATAAGTATTATATGGACTTATATTTTGACAATCTAATGTTTGACAAAAATACCAAGTTTCTAATTCTGTATTCCAAAATACATAACCATACGTTTCACCCAAATATTGTATTTGGTAATATGGTTTTCCGTTTTTAAGTCCAAGACTTTCGGCCGAAATATAAGTTAAAACTTCACCTGTAATTCCCGTAATAACAAAACACATACCAGATATGGTTAATGTTTCTGCCGTTAAAACACAAGTGGTGTTCGCAGTAAAATCACCATAGTAATCAGTCACAGTTGCCGAATACTCACCAACACCTAAATTATTAAGAGCTGGTGCAAAACTTCCAATCTCCCAAAATATAGTATAAGGTGGTGTTCCTCCTGTAATTGCTAATGTTGCGGCACCATCAAAAGATCTATCGTTGGATGGGTTTTGAACAATACACTCAACGTCCATCGGAAATATTGTAATAACATCACATTCGTTAGGTGGTTTTACCGTTGGTATTGTTGGTGGGCATTGGTTGTTTTGACAAATATCCGTTATTTTAATTGGTATTTGAGACTCCCCATCAAATTGAGGAAATACTTTACTACAAATATTATATGTTTGTCCTTCTTGTAATGTTTCAACAACAATAAGATCATTACAATCCACATAAGTCACATCAACATTTGTTTCTAAACTTCTTATAAAGTAACAATAACATTGACAAGAACATGTTGTTCCTGTGTTTATATTTATATCATAGGTTATATCACATTCCATTTCACCTAAACTCAAAACATAAAAACAAGTATCGGGAGTTTCACCCAAATCAATAATGTTAATGGATACGTAACTTTCAGAATAAGCACTTAATCCACTGTAATTAGAAATGATCGGTTGGTAACCTCCATCACAAGAATATAGTATATAACAGTTTTCAATCATATAATATTATAAATAATCAATTTTCGTATTTTTTTATATATGATTTCATGTTTTCGATGTATTTAATTGTCGAACTAGTTTTATCAATGTAATCAAAATAGTTTTTATCCTCTTTTAGTTTTAAAATGGGGTCAATATTAATATAATCACCTTTATAGAATTTTGTAGTTTTTAGATCATCTGTGACACCTGCCATGTGTAATATGTTTTTTGAATTATAAATGTCGATGGTGTCAGTAGCCCATGAAAAATCAAGATCTGAAATTATTTTTGTTTTGTATTTGTATAACCATAAATTCCATAACACCGCCCACATTTCTGCGGTCCAAAATTGTATTTGACCTGGATTGATTGGAAAACGTTTTTGATAATCTAACATCTGATCGTATAATTTTATTGAGTCTTTATACATTTTATCCCACAGTTCACAATTCGTGTTTTTAAAAAGGTATTGTCCTCCTCCTGAATTTTCTTGATTTTCTTTAATTGTGTCAACATCAACTCCAATCACATTTGTCATTTCAGAAATGAGTTGTCCTTTCTCAGAAGTCGGGTGTTGATTTTCATATCTTTTACAACAATCCATAATATAGTCATATCCAATATAACCAATCGTATCTGACATATAACAAACCTCATCATTCAACAACCGATCAAAACTCGGTAGTTCGTTAAAAATAATATCTGAATCGTGAAGAAAAAATAACTCACCATGTTTGGGATTTTTTTGAATCCACTTTGAAATTAAAAATGGTTTTATTGAGGGTATGTAATGTTTTTTAACTCTCTCGTCAACAAAGTGATGAACGTTAATTCCAAGATCTTTTAACCGTAAAGATTCTTCTGATGGTTGTTTATTTTTGTTCAATAAACTAAAAATAACGTGTATTTGGTTGGGGTTGATTCCTTTTTCTATGAAATTGTGAACATATAACTTTATTTGCCAAATAAAATATGGCACGTCAGGTTGTGCGGTGACAAATAGAATTTTTTCCATAAATAAAAATTAAAGGAAAAATATATAAAGTGAATTATGGGGTGCAGTAAATTGTTTCTAAAGTTTGACATCCGGCACCATCAGTAAGTTTCAAACCTATCGCGGGAGCGGTATTAAACTGATTTGGTAAAGTTATTGTTGTTGGCAAACTATTAATAACTCCAACAAATGAACATTGATTTCCGTATACATCACAACAGTATCCACTAAATGGAGTTGTTAGTCCTGTAACAGAAGTTATTGTTATTTGGTTTGCCATGGTTTAACTACAACTCACACAAGATATATCATAATCAATAATCAACTTAACAATAATCTCATTATCTTGTAATGGATTTAAAGGGACTATTTCACACCCTTTTGGTATGTCTTCACATGTTGTAGTTATTGTTATTCTATTTGAAACTATGTCAACTGTGGTTCCTGAAATACCTAAAAACGAATCTAAGGTTTCAACAATCGTTTGAGACCACAAAACATCTGTTGGGTAATCGGTTGATCCACTTGAAGTATAGAATTGTGTTTGAGCCGATTGTGATCCAACTTGAGCATATATAGAAAATGTTGCGTCATTTATAATACAGTTTGTATCTCCACTTGTAAGATCAGAAAAACCTTCCAAATACATTGCTCTCATACTTCTTTTGGTTACCGTTCCTGTATCCGAAAAAGTATTATCACAAATATTGTAGTATCTGTAATCACTATATTTTTTAGTTCCTTTTAATGTGATTGATTTTGTTAAAGAACAATCTTCACTATCAACAACTGTCAAAGTATACGTCCCTGCCGTTAGTCCTGTTACAGTGGATCCTGTTTGACCATTAACATTACTACTCCACGTTAAATCAAAGGTAGGAACTCCCGATAAAATGTATGCGGTAATTGCGCCATCATTTCCGTTAATTGGTTGTGATGGTATTAAATTAAAAAATACATTCTGACTATTGTCTATATAAACATTATATGTTTGAATACAACTTGGTGATCCTGAATCTTGAACTGTTAAGGTATAATTACCATATTTAAGATTTGTAAATGTAGATAAGAAAGTTGTTGTGGTCACAGGACTATATGTTGGTCCCGTAAGAGTGAATATGTATGGTAATGTTCCTCCCGTTGAAACTGCAACATTTAAAATACCATTATTACCACCACAAGTTGTTCCTGTTGTTGTTGCGGTAACCGTAAATAAATTAACAGAAGTTATATTAGTTGTTGCCGTGTAAGTGCAGCTTGTTGATTGAACGGTAATTAAATACGTTCCATTTGGAAGTCCGTTGAATGTTTGAGTTGGGTTTCCTAAACTTCCAACTTGTTGTGTTCCACTTGTTCCTGATATTGAAATTAATAAACTTGGTTCTGTGCTCAACCCATTATCAACTATAACCTGAACAGATCCTGAGTTTTGAGAACAAAAAGATGGTGTAGTGTTAACTGCAACCGTAGTGAATGAATTCGGTGTTAACATTGACACTGAACCATAGGTGGTGCATAGCCCAGCATCTGTAACTAAAAATGAATAATTACCTGATGATAGACCAGTAAATGTCACTGATGATGCAAACGTAACATCAACTTGACCTGACGAACCACTAAAGAAATAAGGTGCTGTTCCTCCTGTTACAATAAATTCAACTTCACCGTCATTGGCAAAACAAGTTGGTTGTGAAATAACAATAAACCCACCTGAACCTAAAGGATCTACGGCTTGAACATTAAACGATTGTGTATTAGAACAATTGCTAGGATCTGTTACTGTAACTATATAAGTTCCCCCCGTTAAACCCGTAACGGTTGTTCCTGTTTGTCCATTAACATTTGGTGACCAATTTATTGTATATGCCGATGAAGGTAATGTTAAACCTGTAAGAAATATTTTTCCACTCCCAACTCCGTTACAACTTGCGTCGTCAACAACATAACCACCAAAAGTAAAACCTGTTGATGGTGTAACAATTACTGAAGCCGTGATTCCTGTGCAACCACCACCATCATCAGCAACTATATAATATGTTCCTGCTGAAAGAGATGTGAAATTATAATAGTTAGTTGCAACTTGTGATGAAGTGACTAAATTATTAAGTCCATCATATAAACTAAAAGTTGCAATATTATAAACACCTGAAGTATATCCAGTAATAGATCCATTATTTAATCCGCACGTTGTATTTTCAGAATCAATCGTTGCGGTTGTTCCTGAAGACACATAAACGGCCTGAACGTAATTATTTGACGATCCATCAACAACTTGTAAAAAATATGTATCAGCGGTAATTCCTGAAACACCATAAGAAGTTGTGGTTGCTGAACTTGGTAAACTACAACCTGAACTAATACATGTTACTGCAAAAGGGGGTGTTGTTCCTGTAATGTCAAATGAAAATGCCCCTGATCCCGTATTACTACAATCACCAGTTACACTATAATTATAAATTGTTATACTCATTATGCGTTACAGTAAGTTTCAAAGTTTATTCCAACATTCAATTCAAAATCATCAAAATTTGGTAAACAATTATTATTAAAGACCACTAATTCATTTGTATCTTCATCAATATTATAACTATAACCACTTGTTAGTAAACCATCTAAAGCGTCTTGTAATCCTTGTAACCATTGTGAACTTGATGGATAACCTGAAGTTCCGATTCCTGTAAAGAAACCATATTGTGTTACAAGTAATCCGTTTATTCTTATATCAACAAACCAATTTGAAACTGTTGAATTTAATTGACATTGACCAGGGTTAATACCTTGTGATGTAAAATAGTCTTGAAGTGTTTGATTCAATACCACACCAAATGATGTTGTGTTTGGATCTGTTGTCCAAGGATATAACCCACATGTTACACTTTGGACAGGACAATCGTAAACGTATAGTTGAGTCGTAAGACTACATGGTTTACAAGGAACAGGAAGTATTTTACAACCTTCTTGTCTTCTCCATACAAACTTTTGTCTATGAAATATTGAATTTTCTAATCTAACCCCTGTGTTCCAAATTGTGGTTGCTGGAACCATTTGTTCTATAAACTGAATCCAATAGTCACCCATACCATTAACAAAATCAATCATTGTTTGGTATGTATAATTATTGTTTGGAACTCCTGCCAATTTTTGTGATTCTAAATATCTCCAATAAATTGATTGTAATGTTGGGTAACCTCCCGTTTTTCCATCAGTAATAAATTGACGATTTCGGGTGTTAATCATATTTCTCCAAAAGGTCTGCGCAAACTCAAAGAAAGTTTTTTGTTTTGGTTTTGGAACTATTGTTGTCCAATCGACCCCACCTAATTTAGGATATGGGTTAGGAATACTACAAGGTGATGGTGGTGTATAAAACAAACCTTGTTCTGGTATTGGGAAATTATACTGATTAGACATATACCAAACGTCATATGATAATCCTTGACCAGGGTTTAACATTATGTCAACGTTTTTAACGTTCAACACTAAACATTCTTCACCAACTTCATAGTATGCGTTGAAGTTTCCTTCGAAACTTGTTCTTAATGTTGGGTTTGTATCGACCCAACTTTTCTTATTATCCGAAACTCTTCGTAACACATATCCCATATCCATATATGGAAATTGTCTATATCTTTGTAGATACTCTTCTCCATAATTAAATGGAAGTATTTGTGTTTGATAATTTGGGTTATTTCCTGTGAATACCTGATTTGTTGGAATTGCAAACTCGGGCATTCTATGTTGTGGTGTTGATTCAAACCAACCTCCACCAATTTGAAAGAAATATGTTTCGGTTGCCGTTGGCATTTTTGGACAACCAAATTCATCAACAGGATAATCATTTCTTACTGTCAACACATTTGTGTTTGTTGATGTAGTTGTAAAACCTGTATATTGTATTCCTTGAATTGAAAATACGTCTGCGGTGTCTAAAACCGGTATTTGAGTTGTTAAAGTTCCTAAACTAATTTGAGCGTATTGTTGATTAAACTCACTCATATTGATTCGTTGATCAGCAACATAAACATATTCTTGGAAATCAATTAAAGCGTCAGGAGCTCCAATCATTCTTAAAAGAGCCTCAATAGATTTTCTTGTCCCTTTCGATTTGAAAAGGTATGCCGAATTTACAATTATGTTTCTATAAAATTGATAATTAACTTCTTCTGGTGTTGGTCCAATTTGAAGACCGGGAAAAGTATTTGGTTGAGTTGTAAATACTGCCTGTAATAACTCTTCTTGTGATATTGGTGAAAAGTTTGTAACCCAACCTAATGTCTGTGCTAAATTTTTAAGTAATTGTGAAGGTATATCATTTTTAACCGTGTAATGAACACTATTAATATTACCTAAAGCGCTTATAAATGTTTTTGTTTCATCAAAACTTCTTCCATAAATTTGAAGTAATTTTTCAAACCTTTGATCTGGTGTATCGAATTCTTTTAATGCTCCTGTTGTTAAAAACCTTGATAATATGTTTGTTTGATATTGATCCAAATTAATTGCAAAGTCATTAATTTTTGTTAAATAATTATCAAACGAAACTGATGTTATATCAATATTCCATAATCCCGCTCTTGGCCAAGTCGCGGTTTCTTTTGTAACCGAAACCGTCCCATCTTCTTGTTCTCTTGGAACAACGAATTGTGCGGTGTAAGCAGGTGTTATTTGTCTGTTTAATAAAAAGTTTTCAACAGGATCAAAATTTAAATTAAACACTCTATTTGTTTCATAGTCACTTGGTCTAATTACTAAGTAATCATATGATATTGAGTTTCCACTAAACGGATCACCATCAACAATAAGTTTCAGTGTCGTCGATGAACTATCTGTAGGATATAAATAATTCACAGGATATTGATTACCATTTACATACAAAACATACTTTTTGAACTCTCTTGTCATGTTTCTTAATGGTGATACATCCATCTCGTTAAAACGCATATTAATATCACTATTAACTGAATAATCAATTTCAAATGGGTTTTGAATTGATGACAAATAAACCTCAAATGTTGTGTCATTTTCAACCGAATCAAATATAATGTTAAATGCGGTTTCTTGAGTTATAAATGATGGGTTTGTTGAATTAACTTCTAACCCCGCAGGGAAGTAGTTAATAATTTTTGTAATTGAAGTTGAAAGTCTTTTAACTAACGACCCGTATTGGGTAAAATTTGTAACTTGCGATAAGTCATAATTTGGATAAACCCTGTAGTTGTTTGCTAATATAATATTAGCCTCAGCCTGACTTTCTATATTAATAGACTCTAAGTTAATTGGGTCTGAAAAAGTCCCTATGTTAAAAGTCCTGTTTTGTTTTTCAGATATACCTGTGGTGAAATTAAAATTTGCTTGCGTTAAACCACCACCAGTAACAAGTTGAACTCCGACTAAATTGTTTGAGAACTCATTAGCGGCACTACTTTGAGGTGGACAAGTAAATTTATTTGTTGCCATTAAGCGATGATGTTGTTAAATGCCTTTGAGAAGTCAATATTTTCACCACGATCTTGTCTAACTTCATAAAGAAGAGCATTAAACTGATCTTTAATTTCATACAAGTTGTATTGTTTGTATATATTGTTATTAGAATCGTAAATGGTGTAAATACCATCCTCAATAGATTTAGTTTGATTTCCATAAAGAGCAATTGCAAGTGTTGAAATGTCTTGGTCAACGATTTCAATTTCCACGCTTATTGGATTGAAAAATGTATTTGTTATTATAATATTTTGATTTGGCTGACCAATATAAGGTGTTGCACTTGGTTTATTAGTCGGCGACGATGAAGGTGATAATGTGCAAAACAATAAGTTTGTTGATCCTTCAACATATCTATATCTTATCGATTTTTGAATCGTGTTTGTTAAGTTCTGAACAACAGGTTCACAATAGAAAGATGAGGTTATAATTCTAAAGAAGTTTGGTATTTTAGTCCCATCTGGATTTAAATATTCAACTCTGAAACCAACTAACCCTTGATTAACAAATTTATTTCTTGACTGAGCAGGAACATTATTTAAATCAATCACAATACCTTTAACATTTGGTAATGACGATAAAACCCCACAATCTGTAATTGTTGTTCTAATTTCAGCCGGTCTTATCATCAAAGAATAGATCCCCAATCTGTTGAATTGATCTGCAGGTAGTTTTAAATTATATAATCCACCCAAAATTTCAACGGTGTTTCCTCCCGTTGCATTATTATTGAAATAAGGTCTAAGAACGTCTTGTGCGTTCAAAGTCGTTAATGAAAAGTTTTGTGTGTCGTCTCTTGATTCGGTATAAACCAAAACAATCTGCACATCTTCGGGACTTACATCTGCCGGTCTTATAGTTCCATAGTTACCAACGCTCATATAATTTCTTTTTTTTCTACTTTATTATTTCTTTTGTCCACAATCAAAATATCCACTTTTTTAATGTTTGAGTTGACCCATTTAATTTTATTATATTGTTTCAAATTTTTTTGTTTTGTAAATCTAGATTCTTTATTACCTATTAATATATCGTAAGTGTAATCACATTTAATTTCAATTAATCTGTCTTCAAAAGAAAAGTCAGGATAGTAGACACCAAATGGTGTTTCAATCGGCAAACTTTTTTTTGGTTTTAACTCCCCATCATTTATCAATTTTTCAATATAAAATTTTTCATAAGTTCCCTGACATTCTAAACCGTCGACAATATAATTTTTACATATCCCTCCCGTTTGTTTTCTATTACCACTTTTAGCAAATTTTTGTTGAGCAATTTTCATGTTGTTTTTAATTGATTCACTCAATTTTTTTCCTTTTCTATATATTGACATTGCTTCACCTCTTGTTCTTCTATAATCAGAATAGTGTATTATTTTAGCAACTAAATGTTTATTTATATTTAGTTCTTGTGATATAGATTCAATATTCTTGAATTCGTTCAAGTATAATTTTTTTATAAGTTCATATTGATTTTCTGTTAAATTTTTCTTTTTACCATCGCTATTTCCATTTCTTAATTTTCCATTTTTTCTCAATACTCTTTTAATTGGTGTTATACTTACCCCGTATTTTTCACTAATAGTTTTGCAAGACAAACCATTCACTAAATAATCATACTCAATTTTTTTTATTTCTGAGGGTGTAAATTCAACTCTTTTCATATAAATAAATAGTTATGTTGATACTTTTTCTATTGTAAAATATTTGTATCCGTATTTTTCTAAATCACCAACGTTATCCACCTCACCCAATCTCATAACATTTTCTAAAGGAGTGTATTTTCCCCTTTCTATATAAACATTAGTTATAATTTCAGGTTGGTCAATAACATTTAATAATGCTTCGTTTTTTGTTAGGGCTGATAATACCGTATCACCCGAAACAATACCATATGAATCGGCAAAATATATCGTGAAATCTTCATAATCGTGATAGATAACACCATTCATTGTATATGCTGTATATGTGTTAGTTATGTCAGGCCCATAATAAGTTCCAATAGCACCTGTGGTTCCTGTCACTTGTATTCCTAACTTAAACTTCCCTCCTGATAAATTCACTTTGGGTCCAAATTGTGCTAAATCATTCAAAGTCGATTCTGTTATACCTGTAATTGGAAATGGAACAGATGTGTAGTTATATGAATAATAATCACTTACGTTTGTGTTTGAATCTCCTGTAAAAAGATAATCATAACTTATTGGAGTTGCCGACCAAGATCCACCAGCCGGAAAAAAGGTTATTGATCCTTGTGGGTTTGGTATTGTCGCCGCACTATATGGTGTTATAACAGGTTTTTGAACTTTTGATATACCCCACGGCGAGTTGGCAGTTAGAGTTATAGTATAGTTATTAATTGAATTTGGATAAGTATGTGTAATAGGTGATATACCTAAAACGGCTTGTGGTGGTGTTCCGTCACCCCAATCCAACGTATATGTTACAAGTTGTAAAAACTTTATTAGTTCTAAATCTGATGTGTTATAAAATGTATATGAATAAGGAGTTATTGTATCTGCCGTAACAATAAAGTTATTTAACACGTCAGCCTGTAACACTAAACCATCAAAAGGTGAATAATAACCTAAATCAACCGTAGACTCAGTAATCATTATGTTTACAGATAGACCAGTCAAAAATGAAGTCCCACCTGTGTTTCCACTTAAAACATAATCCATTGGTAGATATACCCCTGTTGTTCCTGTTGTAGTGGCACTTACCGTAGATGCCGTTAAACAACATGGATCAATAATTGTTGTTACGTCAGTTTCACCTGTATACGGAACAAAAACTAAATCACCTTTGATATTCCCTGGTGATACCGTAAACTTATATTCTTGTAACTCCATTATGGATTAACGTATTCATACCATTTTATCGGTGAGTTCAAATCTCCAACTCGTAAAGTTGTTGATGTTGAAAACACTTCATATGTTTTATTTGTGTAATTCATATCCACCTTATAATAAAAATAGTCCGCATTATTAAATTGAAACTTACTTGGTGTTATTAAATCTTGTCTTGTATTTGTCATTTGTTTGAAAACCCCTTGTCTTGCGTCAAAGAATTTGGCCGTCATATAAAATGACGATATATCAATAAAGTCTCTATTTCTTAACCAATAAATAAAAAATCCTTCTTTATCTGAACCAATATAATCTAATGACATAAATGGTCTTTTGATTTCAACTAACGGAACTAAATTACTTAATGTTGCCGTTTGAGTTAATCCTTGTTGAGTTGGTAAAATAACAGAAAGATAAATTTGTTGTGTCCTTTCTTCTGTTGTATCATAAAAATCCAACTTGAAGAACGATTTAGTAAAAGGTTTTGAAAAGTAATAAACGTCTTGAACTGAAAATCCATTATTCAAATATGAATTAGTCCAGTTTCCTACCGTGTTTGCCGTTATTGGTGATGAATAATCGTAGAAATTAAATTCGTAATTAATAAAACTTTCGGTGTTAGGAAAAATATTATGTGCAAATCTTGCAATTTCAAAATCTGCAGGTGCTCCCGTAACTTGTTTTAAAACGTCAACTTCATATTCTGAAATACTGTCATCACGACCCATAAAGTCCCATTGCATGTTAATTGGTATATTAACAAACTTATCGATGTCGTCTTTTACTATTCTAATTCTATTCGCATTCATCGGCAATCGGATCTGCAATTGTTGTTATGTTCGCAGGAACTTGACCTATTGTCGCGTAGTCACTAGGTATATTATAATTTTCGGGTGTAATTCTAAATATTGTATTTTTATATGGATAATGTGAGTTGTTTAAAAACGGATAATCAACTCCAACCCCATCGGTATCAATAAATCCATACGGATAAAGATCCCTCCATCTAAACAACGCATTTGTTGTTGAGTAATAAGCGTAATCAGGAATACCAACCACATTTTCAGAACTTCCTTCTTCAATATAATCAGAGAAAGCTCTAATTTGTATTTGTGAATGTGGCGAATAAAAATATCCAAATTGATTAATAACACTTTGTGGTGGTTCTGATAATTTGAACCAATTTGCATTATAAGTTATTTTATGTTGGTATTCTGAAATAACTCTTTCAAATTGTTCGAAATCATTCCATTCACAAAAATCTCCATCAATAGTATCTCCTGTAGTTAAAAAGTCATTATAAAAGAATGGACCTTGACCCACTAATGATGTGTATTGATTTTGATTAATCAGGGTATTTGAATCAGGATTGTTTTGATCCCACCAAGTTTGTGGTTGGAAGTTATCTAAATATGTGTTAAAATACCACCCTTGTTTTAGTCTTTGAGTCCACCCAAAATAACCTCTCCAAATTGTTGTAAAATATAAATTAGACACAGGTCTATTCTGATTATCTTTTAATCCGTTTATATCAACATCACAATTGAATGATAGATTATAAGATCTGGATCCTTCTTTAACTGATGTTCTTTGTGTTTGATTTTGAGTTAATACTTTTACTTCACATTTCTTTTTGTCGAAATAAACATTTTGTTCAAACCCTGCGTTTGTTAAAACAGAACAATCATAATTTGTAATTATTTTGTGTTTTCTAACATAATATTTTGATATGGTGTCAGCAGAATTGGCCAAATTTATTATTCGTTTAAAAGTTCCTTGAGTGTTTGTAAAGAAAGTTGTTCCTGTATATCCAACGTTTCTAAGGTTGAAGATATAAATGTCTGATCCTGATGCAGGGTCTCCCAAACTTGTGACTTGAAAAAATGAATTACCGTTATAGTTTATCGATAATTGAACAAATTCACCTACTGATAATCCGTGTGGGACAGGACATTTAAACTGAATATCTCTAACCAAGTTATCAGTTCCATTTTTTATATAAAAAGGTATACCATCTGAAGCAATCCAACTCCAAGAAAGAGTTGTTTGTGGTTCAATAGCGTAAAGTTGTTTATTATAATCGTTGGTATAAGCATAACTTATGTAATGTGACCAGTTATATGTGGACGCACTAACTTTATAAAAATCCAAATGTCTTCCATTTCCAAAAGTATATCCTGAAACATCATAGTCGGTTCTAATAAAGTCGAATTCAGGATATTGTGGAAAACCATCCCATAAAACAGATTGGTCTGTTGCATTAGGTGGAACAGAAGGAATTCCTTGATAGTAATACGCCACTGCGTTGTTTACTGCGTTTGTATAATATAAATTGTCTCTGAATGGTGTGTAGTTAGTTGATCCGGTATAAGCATTTTCAAATAAAATGGTAAACTTTGTTACGGGTCTAAAAGTGGTTGATAATTGTCTTTCCTCATCAAATACCGTGGCCAAGTTTAAATCAACACTTCTATCAAACTCAATGATTTCTTTATTACTCTGTGCAAAAGGAACATTAATAAACTGATCGGTTCTTGGTGCTCCTTTAAACCTTTCAGTCGATAATATAATATTTGTTGTTGGATCTACTGTCATTATTCTCCTGTTGCTACGTAAAGTTTATAAAAACGATTGATTGCCGTTTTTCCATTATTTAAACCAAAGTAGAAGTGGTATGGTGCACCGACAACGACTGATTGAAGCGCATTTTGATTAGTTGGGATTCCTTGTGCTGAAACAGGAACGGGTTGTCCTTGTATAACCCCCGTAGAACTTGGGTTAGGGTTGTTATTTAAAAAGTTTGATATAAAACCAAATTTAGTTGTTGGTGTTATGTATTTTTCTTGTGGTGATGTAAAATCTAAGTCTTGATATCTTTTTTTGGTAAACCCAAACCCTGTTTGTCCTGATAAAATTAAAGTATCTGTATACCAATTGTTATCCTCTGATCCAAATATGTTAGGTGTTCCAGCAGTATTTTGTGGTAAAGATATAGTCCACCTATAATTTGGAACTTCTTGAGATTTAGAATATCCAAATTTTTCTTCAATAAGAGGATTAAAACTATATGTTTCAATTCCTGGTGACATTATTTTTCTATATCTTTCTTCATTAGTGTTTGATGAGAAAAATAACCCCATTATTGGTTTTATATCATTAGAGTTTATCTGTCCTGTAGTTCCGTTTTGATTATCACCAAAATAAATGTAGTTAGGTGCTGGTATGTTTTCAGTTATGAAAGGTGAAACTTTCCACTCTGAATTGATTGATAACATTTGTGACCAGTCTCCATCAATTCTATAACCACCTCGTGTGCTATTAAAAAATTGAATGATCCCTTTTCCTTCACTATTATTACCACCATTCGATATTGGTAAAATTCTTTGTCTTACACCTTCATTTAGTATTCGAGATAAAAATCCTAATTGAATTATGTCTGAATTATCTTGGTATGATGTAGATTTTAATTGGTCGGCATAGTATGAACCAAAACCATCAATACCCGAACAACAGATTTCATTAATAAAATAATCTCTTGGTCCTAAATCCACAACGGTTGTTGGGAACTGAATTTGTTTTTGATTATATCCAAGGCCAGGAAAATCTAAAAAACTTTGAGGTAAATTTGGATTAGCAGCAGGTGAATTTTTACCAACGAATTGCTGTGTGTTTTCATTCCATGGCGAAGATCTATAATAGAAAGTATTTGATATGTCATTATATAAAATCACATCTTGACAATAATCATAATTTGGTTGTGCCTGAATATTGAAGGTGGTTTGTTTATTAAAGTTAAACATATATAAAACACCATTAACCCAATTGTTTTGGAACACTTGGGCGAATACTCCTCTACACGCAGCAAAGTTCATTGTAAAACGAACTTTCCATTCTAAAAATAATCTAACGTCATCACCATATTCTTTAACATATTTTTTGTTAAGTAAACAATAACAACCATTAATCATTCTGTTTGACGGAACTGAACATAAAGTTGATGGTAATACTCCGACGTTTTGTCCTGAACCAGAATAACACGCCAACGGAACCATACCCTCACAAGTTAAAGTGCTTGTTAATGCGTCTGTATTCGGATCTAAATCAAAAGACTCACCATTTGCCAAATCACCTCCAACAAAAATCTGTGGTGGTGCATTATTACCACCAGGTGAATAAATAGTGAAGTTATCGTTTTGATGAAGACCAAAACCTGTTTGAGGTCCAACACCATTTTGTGTTCCTGTTGATGTTGGTAGTCTATCACTTCTCATTACAATATTATTTGAGTTCGAGAAGTTAACCCCCGGTAAAGTATATCTATAATATGCTGGTGAGTATGTTGCCGTTAAAGCGGCTTGAGATGTAAAATAAGGTCCATTACCACTACCTCCTGCAGATGGGTGATTATAGTATTGTTGTTTTTGACAATCTTGATTACAACCTGAACTATTTCCTTGAGTAAACAATTCTGTTGGTGGGATGTTAGTTGGGAAGGTATAGTTTGTTCCACTATTCCATCTAAAATATGTTCCACCAACAGTATAGAAAGAAAATGGTGGTAATAACGGCATATTAGACCCATTAATAAGTGTTTGGTTTAAACTTATGGTGCTATTTGAATTACTACTCCACAAAGATGGAACGGGAGTATATAGTGACGACAATGTATCATCAGTGCTTAAGTAATAATATGGTAATTCAGATGTAAAACCAGTGTAGTTTGATGGATCAATCGTAAATGTATAAGACGGGTGATATAAAATCGCATTACTATTGTTTACAGTGTTATGTGATTGTGGTTTAATTTGATTAGGTTGAATTGGGATATTCAAATAATACTCACCTTCTACTGTTACTTGTTGGTTTAATGTTGTGTATCCAAAAATATGGGATAAGTCATATTTTATAGTTTGTTTAGCAGTAAACGGATCAACACCTCTAACAAAAATACAAACTTCATAATTTTGGTAATCACTCATAAAGGTTATTACGTCACTATAAGTTTCTTGTATAAACCCATTTAAATTACAATTAGGTCTAATATAATCTATGTTGTGTCGTAAAAATGTTTCAGGGAAATAACCACTCGTATTAACATCCATTGAGTTAAAATCAGAATATGTCATACCAGTTATAAGTTGGAAATATTCTATGTCGGTTGCATATTGCAAATATGATTGTTCGACTGATGGGTTCGTTGGGTCGGCAATTTGACTTACTTGTGGTGAAATTATATCAAAGGTTGTTGGTATTCCACCACTTGGGTTGGATGGGTTTGCATATGTCACAGTAACAGATGTAGTTCCTGTTATTGTTGTCCCTGTAATCGCATTATTACTAAATTGGTTTGTTGTTGCCCCTGTTAAGTTTACCAATCTATTAGTCGATGAGGTTCCTGTAAACGTTGGGTCTTGAAAAGTAATTAAATTACCAACACCTAATGTTGCTGTAGTTCCTGGATTCATTAAAACAACAACAACTTGATCCAAATATGCGGTTGATAAATTATTAATAGTGGGGTTAACCCAAGTTTTAATTTTATTGATACCAGTGTTCGGAGTATTAGATGTGTTATTATAGAAATATTTATCTCTCGTATTGAACTCATTTAATTTTTGAGCCAAAGTTACTGAAGTTGGGAATGCAAAATACCTACTATCAGGTGGATTGTTTCCATTTTTCTTAGCTGAAAATAAAAATGGTTGTGGTGCTTTTAACAAATACGCTTCGTTTTGTATATATTTGTTTGGGTCTGTTGAACTTAATACGTCATAACCCGAAAACATCCTTTGGAAATCTAAAACAGCTCTTACAACAACGTCACTAGAAACATCGTCGTTTCCAATTAATGTTGTAAATGACTCAAACTTACCTCCAAACCCAACTCCACAATCAAACGGTTCGTCCCCATTTGAATTCAATTCTAAATTGGGGTGTGATACATTATACGATTGAGGTGTGTTTAATGGTGCAATCAATGAACTTGGTTGTGTTGTTTCTAAATCATAACTACCTGTGCCTCCACCACTCAAACCATTTTGAGCGTCTTGTATTTCTTGTTGTATTGAGTTAGCATCAAAATCATCATCTAAACTTGCATTTCCACACTCACAATCACAACTAGTGCAATCAGGATATGCAATCATAGGAAGACCTATTCTTGGGAAGTTATCTATTTTACCATTTGCAGTGTTATTAATAAAAAACTTTGTATAAAAAAATGTAAAGGCCAACCCTGCGGCGGTTAAAAATAATACTTTAGCCCCTTGAGCAATGATCTGTAAAATAGTTGCCGGTGATATTACAGGACCAACCGCAGTTACGTCAGTTAAACTTAATATATAATATCCTAAATCAATACCTGCAGAAACACCAAAATATACAATAAGTGGTCCTAAAAATAATAAAACATATTTAAGAACAGGCCATAAAAGTGCAATTAAATGTGCAACAAATAAAAGTGTTAATATTGGAAAAGTTAAAATGTTTATTAAAATATTAAAAACAAAAAATATAAAATCGAAATTTCTAATTATATCGTTTACAGGAAAAGTATTAACTGTTGATTTACAACTTCTATTATCAATTTCTTTAATACCCAAATGTTTTGCTCTACCGATTCCATTTTTATATCGATCCAAAAACATTGCCGTTGTATAAACTTTATTGTATTTAAATTCATAAAAAGTATCTTCACAATCTATTGCATCTTGGGCGTTAGCATAATCGTCCCAATCGGTGCTAAAAGCATATGATTTATATACGTCAAACAAATCTTGAGGGTATGATGTAAATGAAATTGTTTGAGGTGATGATGGATTAACTGGTGTTGCGATAATCTGAAACTGATCTCCTGAGTTAAGTTGTATTGATTCAATACTTCCTAAATAAACTTGACCGTTAATCAATATTTGATATGATTCTACGTTTGTTGTTTGTGGACTCGCAAAACCAACATTCTGTGGAATAACGGTTGTAAATCCTGATATCTGTCCCGCGGCCAATGTATAGTTATATGTTCCCGCATTATTCGGATCGAAAGGATCTGTATTTGAATTGATCCACCCGTATTCTTTAACATTCGGAACTAAAAAGTCTGCTCTAAGAAAACTACCTTGAAGTCCTTGTTCGTTTTGCCATTTAAACTTGAATCTGTATTTTCCTTTTGTTGGTATACCTTTTGTTGGGTCGTTTGATATAACTTGTTGACCAAATTCATTAGTGAACACATAATCCAAATTCATAGGGACATTTAATAAATAAGTCCCATTGTCATCAATAACTTTTCCACCTTCTTCTATTTCATATCTTTCTAAAATTGGTAATCCGTTAACATCAGAAAATATGGTTTGTCTAATTGCTTGTATTTCACCAGGTCCTGCAACTAATTCACAAAGATTTCCTGTATTATTTTTTGGTTTACATTTTACCTTTAACGCATCATCATCTGTTGTTGATATGATTGATCCCATGAATATGGCGGTTGGTTGTATGTTGATATTTGCTTGTTTAGTTAAATCAAAATCAACTCTTGTGATACCAACTTGACATAACTCAGCATCACCCCAAAAAGGACGAACATCAACATCAAATACCAAATTTTTAATTTGTGGTAATTCTCTAAGATTTGTGGATGATTTAAATCTAGCCCCATTAACTTGAGTTTCAGTCGCTAAACCTTGTTGTATTAAATCTTGTGGTGCCAAAGAAAAACAACCAATATCAGATAAGTCAACATCCATTACGATTGTTTGAGTTCCAACAGGAACACCAAAGATCATAAAGTCACCACTTTCATTTGTTGTTACAGTAAAACGATAATACTTATCGTATACCTCAATATAAGAATTATCCATTAGAACATCTCCTTTATTCGGAAATGAACCTGTCGATGTATGTCCGTTATAAGATGGTAATTTAGGTAATAAGTTATATCTATAACCTTCTTCGTTAGTGTCCGTTATACTCTTATACGGATATAGTTCAGAAATTACAGGATTTAATTCATCCGCTTCTTCCAATGGAATGAAAACGGAAACTTTGGCATTTGGAAGACCAAACCCATTGTTTACAAAAACTCGACCAACTACGACACCGTAGTCAGCGCAAAATCTAGTATAAAGATCGTTGGCTAATATCTTTAAAGATAGTATCTCTAAAGATTCCCAATCTTGTTCTAAATTTACATTTATATATTTGTCTTGACCGACTTCGGTTCTTATTCTATACGATTTTGGCATTAAAAAATCAGTTTTTTCATAAATAGTTTATTTCCTATTTTGATAAAAATAATTCTATTTTGAAAAAAATAAATCTCTAAGAGAAATTGACTGATTTTAAGTTCAAAACTCTAATATTAATATCTTTGTTTGGATACCTTACTTGGTATATTTGTGTTGGTGTTGCAAACAAAGTATCTGCCGTTGGTTGGATTTGTCTTGTTGCAGGATCTGAATATGGCATTGATGTTTGTGCTGATGAATATTGACCTCCGACTTGATTGAAGAATGAAATGTCAGATATACTAACAATACCATTTTCAGCCTGTATTAATCTTCTAAGTTCAGAGATATTAACATTTTGTCCTAATTGTCTAACTAAAGGATTAAAGAAGTCTCCAACTATTTGAATTGTTTTAGAAATTATTGCACCTTGATTTTGACTATTATCTAATACGACATCTACCGTAACTGCCAAGTCAATAACATCTGCAGATTCGATTGATATATAATCATTTATCATTCTATAGTTAGATAGATAATTTGCAACATTTTGTTTTAAAGTATTAGACACAACATTTGTTAATGTTCCTGTTGTATCATAAGACAACATTTTAATTCTAATTTTATTATTTTCTTCTGTAATTGCAACTTTAGCAGGAGCTCCGAACTGAGATGGCATTGTTCTAATAATAGAATCGTAATCGTTTACAGTTACCGCTCTTTTTTGTGCTGCGAAATTAAATGAAACCATGTTTCTAACATCTTCGGTTGTTGGTGGGTTTGCCCCTCCAATTGCCGCAGTTACGTTATTACATTGTAAACTATTGATTACACTTCGGTTTACACTATCAGATGGTCCATTAACGGCAAATGACACAGTTCCAACTTGGTTAATTGTGTTAATACCCAAATTACTTGATAAGCCACCACCAATTCTATACTGAACAAATAGTGTTGTATTTGGTGGAAGAGCAGCTCCCATCGCGTAATTGTTAGTATATCTACTTAAATCAAAACCTTTTCCATCAATCGCAAATTGTCTTAATTGTTCATCAGCGGATATATTTCCACCACCAAAAGTCATTTTACAGAAACCTTCAGGTGTATATTCAGAAATAAACTTGTTTGTTGTTGTGATGTATGTTCCAACCTTAATTCCTGGTTGATCAGATGTTTTAGTTGGGTCTTCAACAAATACTCTATCTTGAACCAAAGCATCAACTTCAAACCATCTTTCTTGACCTAATATTAAAAAGTCTTGTGGATTAGGTATTGTAGAATATTGTGTTCCAGGTTTTAATAAGACACTTGTAATTCCTAAAACATTTTTTTCAGGTAAAAACAATTCTAAATATGGTTTAGAATCATTTGGTGTAATAACTCTTTTATATACTTTTGTTATACCATTAACAACAACTTCTCTTTTAATGATTGTATAATTCAATAATTTACCACTTGAATCGAAGTTAGGTATTTTAACTCTGTTTGGTGATCCTTCGGCATTTATTGGTGATGCGAAATCAATATCATAAACGGTTTCAAATGGTTGTCCACCACCATTAACTTGTGATCCTCTTCGTAGAATACCACAATATCTTAAATCTTCTCTATCGCCAAAGGCAGGAACCGTAATTGAAAAGTCAATTAATGCAACTGATGGTCTTTGTCCTGGAACTTTAAGACCATAAGTTCTAGCGATATTATATACTGAATTTTTTTGTTGTGCAAATTGTAATACGGTTTCTTGAATACTCCTATCAATTTGATAATTTAAATTATCTGTTACCGCAGCATTCATATCTAACATTACCGAGAAAATACCGGCATCGTTAAAGTTTTGAACTAAATCAGGATAATAAGTTCTTGTAAAATTAATTAACTCGGTTCTAACTCCTTGAAAGTCCCTTACTGTATATGATATCTTTTTTTCTGCCATATAATATTAAATATTGATAATAATAAAATCACTCGATTCAAAAGCCGAATCTGTTATTCTATAATCTATTTTGATTTTTGCTGTGTGTTCTAATGTTCCAATGTTTGTAACACGAAACTCTCTTTCTCCATTTTTATTTACCGTGTAACCTTTATCTTCTAAACCAGCAGAACCTGGCTCAACAGATATGTTAGTGATTTGTAAATTTGGCATGTATGTCCCAACACTACTTTTGATCTCTGCTTCTATATCAGAAAAAGTTGGTCCGTCTAATGGTTCAAAAATAAATTCATAAAGTCTTGTTCCAAAATCAGGTAGAAAATATCTTGATCCCTTTCTTGTTAAAATTAAATGAACTAAGCTTGACCTTATTTCACCTTCAGTTGAATTAGTAACATCTAAATATCTTCCCGTAAAAGAATCTACAAAAGGAAAAGAAATACCATAAGTTATACCATTTGCCATATCACATATAAATATAAGTTAGGTTTTTTTTAAGTAAAAATCCTGCAATTAAATTAATACAACAATTTTACCATCAATAGTCTTTATATCATCAGATTCGTATTCAAACTCAACAAATTTTTGATTAAGTATGTATTCGTTAATAGATTCGTTTATAGGATAACAACTCAAACATTCTATAATTGGTGTTGTTGTTGATTTATATTTATAATATCCTATTTCATAACCCCATATCATCAATGAATTTTTTGTGGGATTTTTTGTAAGAAGATTTACTTTCGTCATCATCATCAGTTGTATATTGCCAATTCCAATATAGTTCTTTATTAGGACTAAATCCATAGAATTTGTGAACCTCTTTTTGAATTTCTGTAACATTTTCACCATTCCAATTTTGACCAACACAAATAAAACCTGTTTCAATACCTTCAACTATATTCTTTTCACCTAAAGTCCTGTATCTATTTTCAATCCAAGTTAAACGTTCTATTAGATTTTGATAAAACATATTGGCCTGTCCCCATCTAACCGAACTAAAGAATACCACAGCGTCTGATTCAAATAATTCTTTACTGACTTTCCATAATTCATCTGTTTTATTATTTAAACTTGCCCAACACCTATGATGCCCTGAAGGGTTTTTTTTATCATCTTTAAGTAATGATTTTAAAATACCACAACTATTTCCTTCTTCCCTTGAAACATTTCCTTCACAAGGAAAAATCTTAAGTTCTGATACATCCATAAAAACTGATTTATCACCAAGTTCTTCATTCAAATACATTGCAAGTATCTTTGATTTTGGAACATCTATCTTTTTAGGATCCCAATTAAATCTATTTGAACAACTCAACAATAAAACTTTGTCTTTTTTTTGTAGAATGTCTAAAGTTTGTTTTAATTTTTTTGCACCATCTTCTTGGACTAGTTCTTCCAAGAGCATCATTTTTCTAATCTTTTGAATTTCTTCTTGAATAATATTTGACATACAAATAAATAGTTTAGATATGTAAAAAAACTAATAAATAAAAAATCCCGACCTAGCTCGGGATAACACATTGGATATTTGTTTTTGTTCTATGAAGAACACCCAAAACATTCAAAATCAGAATTGTTTGGTTTTGGTGGTAAGTTTAAGTGAGAATAGTCAACTTTCGGTGGTTCAGGAGTTACTCTTGGTTTTTCTTTTTTTGATATATCCATTGCCAAGTGTTTTGCTCCTGTTGAAATGGCTTTAGTTCTAACATAATAACAAAGAGTCTTTAAACCTTTTTCCCAAGAATGGAAATGCGATGATGTAATCTTTGATAGAGTTGGATTTGCCATATAGATATTCATCGACTGTGATTGATCAATAAATGGTGCTCTTTCGGATGCCATATCAATTAATTCTCTTTGTGAGATTTCCCAAATAGTTTTATACTTAGGAATTAAATGCTCAATTCGTTTAACTTTCTTATTGTAGTTTTTATCTTCAGGATCTAAATAATTATTAAAATTGATATTTTGAATTGATCCTTCGTTGAAGATAATTTCATTCTTCAAGTCTTCTGACCATATTCCAATTTTTTCAAAATCATTAATTAAGTATTTATTCACAATTAAAATTTCACCCCCAACTACTCGTCGGTTAAATAACGCTGAGTGAGCTGGTTCTGTCATTTCAAATGAACCTGTAATTTTAGCTGAAGATGCCACGGGCATTTGTGCTGTGAATAATGAATTACAAACACCATACTGAGACACACTATTTTTCAACTTGTTCCAATCCCACATTCCTGAAAGTTGTGACTCATTCAATCCCCACATATCAAATTGGAATTCTCCTTTTGACATCGGTGATCCTTCAAAGAAAGTATATGGTTCATAATTACCATTCATACATAACCGATTACTTTCATAGATCGCTGCGTAATAAATGGTTTCAAAAATGTCTTTATTTAACTTTCTAGCTTCTTCAGACGTGAAAATATAATCCATAAGATAAAACACATCAGCCAATCCTTGTGTTCCAATCGCAATCGCTCTTTGTTCTAATCCACCTTTTCTTCCTTTCTCAGTAGAATAATTGTTTATTTCAATAACTTTATTTAATGAACGAACAACTTTTCTAACTTCAGAAAACAATAAATCAAAATCAAATTTATTATTAACAACAAAGTTTTTCAAAACCATAGATGACAAAGTGCAAATCGCTGTGGTCTTTTCATCTGTATATTGATAAATCTCATTACACAAATTAGATTGTTTAATAACACCAATATTTTGATGGTTTGACTTTCTATTAGCACTATCTTTAGAACATAAATACGGAACACCAGTTTCAACTTGAGACTCAATGATTTTTGTCCATATATCTTGTGCTTTAATTTTCTTTCCAAGACCTAAACTAACTGCTTTATTGTAGTTTGTTTCATATTCATCACCATAACATTCTTGTAGTGGTTTTAGTCCTGCTTTTACTATATCATTTGGACAAAACAAATACCAATCTGAATTGTTTTTAACCGCTCTCATAAAGTTATCAGGTATCCAAATCGCGGTAAATAAATCACGAGCTCTAAGTTCTTCAGCACCTGTGTTCTTTTTTATTTCAAGAAGATCAATAATATCTTTATGCCATGGCTCTAAATAAATCGCGGCACTTCCCGGTCTTCTTCCTTGTTGATTAAAGAATCTAAGAGACTCATTAACAATTTTCAAATATTTTAAAAGACCTCCAGCATAACCACCTGAAGTTGTGATTCGACTTTCTTTACTTCTAATGTTAGACATTGATAAACCAATACCTGCAGCATCTGAAGAAAAAGTTGATATATCATTTAAAGTATCCAACAATCCTTGTCTTGAATCTGAATTGTTATAGTGAAGAACACAAGATGCTAACTGAGGAACTTTTGTTCCTGAATTGATCATAATTGGTGTCGCTTTAGATATTAACTGATTTGAAAGTGAGTTATAGTATTCCAAAGCCTCAGTTAAATTATTTGTAACCCAAAGAGAAACTCTCATATACATGTGTTGTGGTCTTTCAATAACTCTACCATTAGGTCTTTTCAACAAATACATTTCTTGTAAAGATCTCCAAGCAAAATAATCAAAGTTGTAATCATTTTCGTGGTTGATAGCCGCGTCAATAGTATCTTCACCATATTCTTTAATGGTTTCCATTAGTTTTTCATTAATAATACCATCTTCGTAAAGAACCATCATAGTTTCTGAAAAACTATCATTTGTTTCTTTATGATATGATGAAATCGCAACATGAGCCGCCAATTTAGAATAGTCATAATGACTTCCCGTATATGCCGCAGCAATTTCATATATTAACTTATCTAACTCTTTTGTTGTTACTTCCCCCTCAGTCGGAACTGAAGTAATAACTTTGATGAAAATTTCATCTGAATTTACGTTTAGACCTTTCGCGGCTCTTTTAACTCTTTGATAAATTTTCTGAGGGTTAAAAGATGCGGATTCGCCGTCTCTTTTATTTATTTTTAATGACATAATATAAAATTTAAAAATCGTCTGTAAAACTTATTGATTCATTTAACTTGGCTTTTTGGTATTCCATAGTTCTTGACTCGAAGAAATTACCTTTTGTTTCAATCGCAATTTGTTCCATGAATTTAAATGGTTGCTCAACATTGAATTCTTTACTACAACCCATTTTTACTAATAAACCATCAACAACAAACTCTAAGTATTGTTTCATTAGATTTGAGTTCATACCGATTAGTGATACTGGAAGTGATTCAGTAATAAATTCTTTTTCAATTTCTAAGGCTGAAAGTAAGATTTCTTTAATTCTTTTTTCAGAAGGTTTTTCTTCTAAATGATTGTTTAACAAATGGATTGCAAAATCACAGTGTAGGTTTTCATCTTTGAATATAAGTGAATTTGCATTACATAATCCTTGCATAATTCCTCGTGATTTCATCCAAAAAATAGAACAGAATGAACCTGAAAAGAAAATACCTTCAACGGCAGCAAACGCAACTAATCTTTCTGCAAATGACGCTTTTTCAATCCACTCTAAAGCCCACTTAGCTTTCTTCTGAACCGCAGGTAAACGATCAATCGCATTAAAACATTCATCTTTTTCTTTCGGATTATTGATGTATGTGTCAATTAATAATGAATACATAAGTGAGTGAATGTTCTCCATCGCCAACTGAAATCCGTAGAAGAATTTTGCTTCAGGATATTGCACTTCACGATAGAAGTTTTCGGCTAAGTTTTCATTTACGATACCATCAGATGCAGCAAAAAATGATAGAATATTTTTAATAAAATATTGTTCTTTTTCTGTAAGTTTTTCCCAATCTCTAATATCGTTAGTTAGATCGACTTCTTCGGCCGTCCAAAAGGCCGCTTGATGTTGTTTGTAATATTCCCATATATCATTGTGTTCGATAGGGAAAATAACAAATCTGTTCGGGTTTTCAACTAATATTTTTTCCATGTTTTTAATTATTTGTTTGTGTTTCTCTTTGTTTTCTTTTTTCTAAAAGTTCTTTGACACGTTGTCTTTGTCTTTCTTCTTTTTGTTCTTCAAGTCCTAAGAATGTCATAGAACTTTCAGTGTCAATGTCGATCATCGCATTATCGAACTTACAGTTTTCAAACACAACACCATCATCACCAATTCTTGATTTTGTTATGGCTATAGTTGCCAACTTTAACTCCTTTTGTTGTAGAGTTTTAGCGACTGAAATGATTACGTGTCCCACTTGAGCCTTTTTAATTGATCCCCCCATTTGATCTGTAGTAACCACTTCGGAAGATATTGAAGATCTATTACCTTGAGTTGCTGTCCAACCTACAATATTCATTTCGTGACACATAGCCTCAAATGCTCTCATTACAGACCCTTCACTCTTCCACTCATCACCCAAGTTTTTATCTGGCACTATACAATCAATATAATCTAAAACAATCATATCGACTTTAATTCCATCAGAAACCATTTTTCTAATTTGGTTTTTGATTTGTAACATCGTCATAGTATCTGACGGAAGTTTTTTCAAAATTAACTTGTTAGGCATTGACTCCTCAATTTCAACAACTCTTTTCATAACCTCATCTTTTTTCTCTGACAAATCGTCAGGATGAACCTTAGTCCATAAGGTGAAGTGTTTTCTTTGAATAACCTTTGGGTTGTCTTCAAAAAAGATCTGTAATACATTAAATCCTAAGTTAAATGCGTGATTCGAAATCTTGGTTAGAACCGTTGACTTACCAACACCTGTGGGTGCTAAAATAACGCCAATTTCTCCTTTTGCCAAACCACCTTTCAACAATCTGTCAATACCAGGGATTCCCATTGGAATTGGGTGTCTGTAATCTTCCTCAAGGACTTGATCAAGGTTTGAAAATACATTTAACATAGATGTATCTTTCGCCCCAACTTGAAGTGCTGTCTTAACTAACTCTTCTAAAGTATCGTAGTTCTCAAACTCTCCACCATCAATGATTTTTTGTGCCTTCCCCATAACCTTTTGAAGTTCTTGTTGTTTACAGAATTTCAAGGCCTTTTCTTGCACGAAACCTACGCCATCGATAGGTGCGTCTTTAATTTTCTTAATTGTGTCTAATACAATTTTAGACGCCAATGCTTGTTGTAATTCAGATTTTGTGATTTGTTCTAATGTCTCGAAGGAAGGTGTGTGATCGTATTTTAGATAATACTCACGAATCATTTGAATAATAATTTTAAAATATTTGTTTTCAAAATAATTGTTTTCAATCACATCGATAATCGAGTGTGAAAAGTCTTTATCAACTACAATTTGATTTAATAATTGTAGTTGAAAAGTGTTCCCCAAATATTCAAAATTTTTACCTGTCGCCATATTGTTTCTTTTGTTAGTAATGATAAATACTGTTAGTTTTTAATAAAACTCGGATATTCAAAATTAAAATTTTTACCTGAAAAAATGTCAGTCAACCCAGTCATGATTGATTTTAACTTTGGGCGTAGGTCTACGGTGTATCTGACCTTTGGTGGGTATGGTTTCGCATCGAATTGTCTATGACAAATTGTCATATCTCCAACCTTAATAATTAGATTAAAAAACTCTGGACCTTCCGTAATTGAGGTGTTTAAGATCTCAGGATTCTCAGAAATTTCATATTGATTTTCCAACATATAAGACACCGATCTCATTTTCAAACCATACATTAACTCATTTGTTAATCCTTTCATGTGGTTATAAAATTCGATTGATTTGTGAGCGTTTTTATTAAACCCTCTTACGTTGAAAAATCTTTGAACTACGATGTTCTCATTACACATTAACAAAAATTCTACTTTTGTTATATCTTGCTCTTTCATGTTTTTTTTTTGGTTTTTACTTTTTGTTTCTAAACTTGTTTTTTTCTTTTCTTGTTAGTTTTAAAAATGGTTTTAAAAAACTCACCCAAGCGTCGTCACCCTTTGGTAAGTATTTAAAAAACCCGTCCTCCATCATCATTCGAATTAGATTTCTATACCCTCTTCCATCTGGATCCAACGACTCAGAGTAATATAGTCCCACCAATTCTTTTTCCTCTTCATTTAAAAGGGGTTCATCCAAATCGACAAGTTTTTTGTTTATTTCAAAAAATTCATCTCCGAATATACCTTCTTTTGTTTTACCACTTAATAGGTTTTGAAGAGTAATATTTCCCTTTTCTTCTTTTAAGAGTTGTTCTCCTTTTTGTAAAATATAGGGTAATTCAACTCTATCTTCAAGTAGCTCAGGAAATAATTTGATTAATGTTTTTTCTCCCAAATAAAATATTCCATCAATATTATCGGAACTATCTCCTGTGAGAATTTTAATTGTTTTAACATTATAGTATGGAACTTCAATATCGTGAAGTTTTATCTTATTATTAATACCATAATATTGTTTTGTGGATGGTGAATAAATTGATACTTTTTCAGATATAAGTTGAGTTAAATCTCTATCGCTTGAAAAGATCGTTTTCTCTTCATCTAACGACACTTTACAGTAATGAGCGATTAAGTCATCAGCTTCTGCATGTTCTGTTTCCAGTTGTCTTACAAACATCTCCTCGAGGTATTGTTTAACCCTTTGTTTTTGTTCTAAAAAAGACTCCTCTTTTGATTCGGTTTCTGATGATTTACGATTTAACTTATACTTTGGATATATCAATCTTCTTTGTGAAGATGATGTTTTAGAATCCCAAAACACAACAACTTTATTGTAATTATGTTCTTCTAAAAATTTTCGAAGAGTATTTAGAAAGTGCCAAACACCACCAACGTGTTTTCCATTATGGTAGAAATCTCTAACACCATGAAATCCAATTTTCAATAAATTATTTCCGTCTACTAATAATGTTTTAGACACTCTCTAATATCTTAAATGATTCTTACTCTACTTCTTCTTTTTCTGTTTTCAAATCAAAGTCACCATCAACTCCGATTATATCTTTCCAATAGTCAGCATATTCTTTCTTATACTTTTCTATTGATGCTTTTTCTTCTGTCGTATCTTTACCCGGTAAAAATCCGTGTGGTGTTACAATAATTCTTCCGTCTTCAAACCCAAGTCCATTGATGTGGTTTTTCATAACCGACACTTTTGTTCTCGACGCAAACTTCACAGTTCGTTTGTCTTTTGTTGCCGTGATCTTTGTTGTTCCCGCACCTTTTTGATTTCCAAATAAGAATACCAAAGAAGAGTTTAACCAAATTGCTTCACCACCTTTTGCTTTGATCTTAGGTTGACCAAATGGATTGTCAGGTAATTCTACCCAAGGTTGATTGACAATGATTAAGGTATTTTCGTATTTAGAGTCCGCTTTACGTGAACCTGAAATACGTTGGTTAATACCCATACCAATCTTGTCGGCCAAAACACTTGCGTTGTGTTGTTTTCCACCTTTGCCTTCATAGGTCATTTTACAAGGAACTGATCCAACTGAATCCCACATAATACAAAGAGAATAATCTAATTCACCTTTTTCTTGTGCGTCCAATAAATCATTGATGTAATCTGTAATTTGTTCAATATAACTAAAGTTATTGTTAAACAAAAAGAATCCGTCCCAAGTTAATTCACCCGTTTCTTCATCAACAACTTCTTCACATTCAAATCCCATAAGTTTCGCATGTTCAAAAGACCATTTTTGTTCTGTAATAATAAACACAGGTAAAACACCTTTCTTTTGTGCATCAACCGCTGTTTTAACTAACGCTGTTGTTTTTCCTGTATCTGAGTGACCTAAATACATATTAAGGTGTCCCATTGCAGGACCAGGTAAACCAACCGCATCCAAGAAATCAGGACCAAGATCAAAAAATCTTTGTGGTTTATATTTTGCATCCGAAGAAAACTTTTTCTTCAACGAACTAAAATCATTCTTTTTTAGTGCCATTATACTTCGTAAATTTTAAAGTTTTTAATTGTTTCTAATTTGTCGTTTGCGTTTGTGAGTTGTTCAACTAAATTATCCATTTCTTCGGTGTGTTGTGGATGTTCTCCAATACCAACCGAACTTGTGAAATAAACATAAAGTCTTGCCTCGGCGTCTGCGATTTCTGCCTCATATTTTTTTATAAGGGCTTCTTTTAATTTTTCTGCGATAAATGTTTTCATAATTTCTTTTTTTAAAAATATAGACAAAAAAACGGGAACAATAAACTGCTCCCGTTACATTTTTTTTCTAATAAATTAGAATGGTAATTCTTCATCAACTTCCTCGTTAACCTGTGGGTCAGCGACTTCATTGATAGATTTTGGTGCTGGTTTTCCTCCCATAGAAACTTCAGATGTTTCATCGTTAGAATAAACATATCCACCTTTTTCAGAATCCCAACGTGGTGTTTCACCTCGAGCGATCGCCTCTAAATATTCTAAAGGTTTTTTAGAATAAACATCTTCCCATGTCAATACATCTCCAACCCAATCTGCCATTTGATCTGCGTCATCTGAGATAGGTGATGGATCATCATACATAACAGTTTGAATTACTGTGTAGAAGGCTCCTTTAGGTGTTTTTGCCTTTGTAAGTTCAAGGATTAAATCTCGTCCTTTATCAGGATCTGTTACATCTCCTTTTGCTTTCCAAATTGGAATGATTTTATCAAGGATTCCTTCTTGTTTGTAGTTGTGTTTAAATCTCCAAAATTTAACTCCATCTTGCTCGTTATCACGATCGATTACTTTTACAATATAAAACTTACGAGCTTTATATTGTTTTGCTAATTCTTTATCTGCGTCACGCCCTGTTGACATTAACTCTTCATATACCTCATTTAAAGGTGAACGTTCATTGTCATTTTTTCCTGGATCGTAAAATTTTTGGTATTTACCGTCCACGGGAATTTCGTGGAACCATACTTCTTTGAACGGTGAAGATCCGTCTGTTGTAGGAAGAATACGAACTCGTCTCTGTCCTTGTTTTTCATTGTCCTTCAAAAGAGCTGCGAAATATTTTTTCATTCGATCTTCTGATGACATTTTAGAACCGCCTGATGTGCTGTTCTGTGTTGATTGTTCATACTGTGCTAATACTGCATCTAAAACGTTTGCCGCCATGTGTAAAAAAAATTAAAGGTTTATGTGTAAATTATAAGTGTATAAAAAGTTATAGTCAAATAGTGTTGCCAAAAAAAATAAAGGTCACATTTCTGTGACCTTATAATTATGAATTAAATCTGTTTAATAAAATATCGTCTTCATCTTCCATTGGTTCATTAAATGATTGTTCAATATCAGAAGGACTAAAGTTTTCAACTTCGTCTTGTGTTAGGACATATTCATTTTTACCTGTTTTTTCCATTTCTTCTTCTTTGTCTTTAAAGAAGTCTGCCAAGTTTTGTTTGAATGGTCCTGAATCTAAAGATCGTAATTGTAGTTTTTCTTGTGCCGTTCTTGGTCTATATTTTTCTACTTTAGCATCTAAAGAATCAATTTTAGAAACTAAACTATCCATCTCGGCTAATTTTTCTTCCATTTTTTGAATTTGACCAAACAAGTTGTTAAAGTATTCTTCTTGTTTGTCTGCCATAGTTTTTTGAGAGTCAACTAAGTCTGTGATGTCTAACTCTTCAGTTTCTCCTTCACCTTCTTTTCCAACTTCTTCAACATCAGGATCTGCCGCAACATCAATCGGTTCTCCTTCAGGGGCTGCTGGTGGGGCTGGTGCCGCACCTGCATCAGGTGCCGGTGCTCCTCCCGCCGCAGGATCGGCAGGTGGTGGTGGAACTTCTCCTCCTGCCGCAGGATCAGCTGGCGGTGGTGGTGCATCTTGTTCCATTATATAGTTGTTGATACTTCTATATCTTTCAATTTCATTTAATATTTTTTCGTCTATTCTCATCTTATCCGTTTAATAATGTTTTTATACCACTTTTGGTTTCAACTTGTATTTTTCTAAATTGTTTCATGGTATTGTCTACTCTTTCAATAAGACCATCTTTCATTCTTAATGTGTAGCAGTCACCGGTGTCTAAATCACAAACTTGTTTAGTTCCGTCACCATTATCTTTCTCTGAAACTCTTGTGTTTTTACCCAAGTAGTTATCTAATAATATTTTTGTGTTCATATTTTATTTTATTTATAAATATCAACTAATTGTGAAAGTTTGGACTTCTTGGTATTTATTCCACGCAAGTTCAAATTCTTGTCTCAAAGTAAGTTTATCTTGTTCGGACATTGTTGTATAAACATTCTCAGGTTGGTTTATTGGAAAATTAAGAACATATTGTTTAGCATAAGCGGTTGCTCGATCTTGTGGGTTGGCCAAATCTAAATTATTTGTTGTTGCATCAGCCACTATTAAATTAGGCATTTGTGAAGTTTTACTTATAACAAATTTGATGAAGTCTTTGGTTGACGTAAAACTAGCCACAGGTAAGTTGAACTTGGCACCTCGAGAAACACAAAAATAACTTTTGTTTATATAGTTTGTGAAAGCGTCTCCATATATCTCTTGTAAGTTTATTGTGCTATAGTTATTTTCATAACCTGAAATTCCAGTTCCATTTCCAGAGTCAACATAAATAAACGAGAAGATTATTGATGTCATAATTGGTGTGGTTTGACCTGTTTCACTATAACCTTGAGATATTAACTCTTGTTTAATTTCTTCAAATAATTGTTTAGTCGTTAAAGATGTTTGTTTTGGTATATCAACAGGTGTGTATCTGAAATATCTAGCGTTAATATTTTCTTGACAATCTTGATTTTTGGTTAAAGTTTCTTGAGATTTTATGTTTGCCAAAACATTATCCTGTTGTGATTTTACATTTTCTGATTTTTCTCTGTTTTGTTTTTCAACTTGTCGATATTTTTCTTCTATTGTTGATAATATTTTAATATTTAATGATTGTAAAAAATTATCAATTTTTGGTAAACTATAAAAAGGTTGTCTTGTTCCTTCAATAGTTGTTGAAAATTCTCCTGGTGATATGTTGTGTTGGACTCCTGTAATCATATAAGGTCCTGAAAACATTGGAACATTTCTTAAATTAAAATACATCATAGGTTGTATCAAGGCGCATCCCATCATTTCAACAGTGCATTTATAACTTCTATTTTTATATAAATTATACAATGAAACCGATTGTGTTGTGGTTCTTCTGTTTCTTTGGACGTTTGCCATTTGATTTAAAACTTCTAATGATTCTGAAGTTGGTTTACCTATATCTTGTCCGAGACTGAAGTTTTTAAATGTTTGTTGATTTTGTCTACCAAAGTCTACGTTAAATCCTACCACTTTATTAGATTTATCCCAATCTGTTTTGTTCGCTTGATTTTCGGTAAGTGGGTTATCACTTGCTCTTCTTAAATCAAAAGCATCATCCCTATATTTGTAATCTACATTTTCTTTCATTTGCAAGTGTTGACTTGGAACACTTGTATAATAACATAAAAATTTTGGTGAACTTTCTCTGTAGTCAACATTCAAATAAGTTCCAAATAAAGTATTGGCAAAATCTAAAGTTCCTTCAGTTCTTGGTGTTGGATTTTTTTGAACATCTTGAACGTTATAAAAATTAACAAATGCTGGTAACATGAAGTGTTGGAAATTATTTTGAACTAATATTGTAGTAATCATATCTAACAAAGTCGCCTTATAATTTCCATTCTCAACAAGGTCTTGGACTTCAAATATATCAACTAAAATTTTATCTCCAAGATCTCTACTCGCTCTATCTACCAACATCACATCTTCAAATAGTGTTTTGTTTTGAAAATCGAATCCCGCAATCCATGTATCATTCAAACTTTTAAATGTATCCCAAAGTTCTGTTCTTGTTTGTTCGGTATAACCAGCCTCTAAAGGAGCTCTCGTATCACTTTCATCGGCATTAATAATAACATTTGGTAATTGTTTTCTAACATAAGGTAACATTGTATTTATTACATTATTTATATAATTGTCAGATTGTATAAAATAATCATCCATCAAAGAATAAAACTTAGTTAGATTTAAATTATTATCTTTTAATTTTTCAGATGCATATATTTTTATAATCGGTGCAAAGTCTTTAACATTTTTTTCATTAAACTGAACATTCATGTCAATAAAAAAGTCCGTTATATATGATCCACTATTTTTGTATTCTAATTGTGGAATTGAAGATTTACCAACATAATATTCCAAAGCTTCCCATGTTTTAGGGTTTTGTTGTTTTGATTGTTGTAGCGTAACTTGTGGTGGTAAATTTCCAAAGTTATATGGTGAATATATTATTGGGTCTTGTATAAATCTTGTAGAAAATGTCAAAAATAATCTTCTATCAAAATTAGATGGATTTCCATATTTAAAAGCCACGTCATAGTTCATAAATGAACTTAATAACTTTTGGAATGTTTGATTTTGGCTTTCTATAATACTTGATAATTTTGTTTCTGGTGAACTCCCCACAGGAACTGTTACCTTTAAAAGTTCTCTCATAAAGTAATGAAAGTTTTTAAACCCTTTGTCAGATTCCAAACTTATTGTTCCGTCAGGATTACTTTCATTTGTTGTTGTCTCTAATTCGTATGTCTTATTTTCAGGTAATGTATCAACATAGTCGTAAACAGATCTACTGTAATTTAAAAACTCCGATTCAAAATAATCTAAAATTTTAGTATCGAATGTTGTGAACAATTCTTCAAAATCAGTATAGTCAGTATTTTTTCCTGTAATTAAAAAGTTTTGTTGGTCTTTTTGATCATTAATTATTTTTTTCAAATAAGTTTTAGGATTGTTTTTGACAACTTTTGTATTGTCAAACCAACCATATTGTGGTAAATTCCAAAATAATCTAACACTTCCATTAAACATTTCAGGATTATTTGAAAGTTCAACTTTCATATTACCATTTTTAAATGCTTCAAACTTAGCCTGATTTAAATTTGCACCGAAAGATGGAACAACAAAATAAGTATTCGCGTCCGTTATTTGTCTCAATACAACAGACCACGGACTAACCCTCATCGATCTTTGAGAGTTGTTAGGATCAAAACCAGGTGTTTCAAATATTGTTGAATTGGTAGTATTCATTAAAACCAATTTACCATTATTAATCAAGTTTTGAATTTGTTGTGATCCGATTCCTTGAACAAATGCTCCTTGAACAACAAATGGTGATGATGTTGGTGGTTGTATATTTGTGATATTATATAACCCAACACCTCCTGTTGTTCCTGATATTTGAGATGCTATTTTTATATTACCATTTAAATTTGGCCCATTAAGTATTGTTCCTCCTGAAATTACGTTTGAACCTATTGCAACAATTTGTAGTGGTGGATTTAATACCGTATAATTAAATGTTTCTGCAGATATTTTACTTACTTCATAAATTGATGTAGTTCCCGTTGACGCACTATAAACACTTTGAATTGTAATTGCCGAAACAGAAGAACTACCACTTAAAATTTGACCCACTTGATTTGGGTATTGTGTGGTATTAGTAATGTCTGCAAACGATCCCAAGACAAAATTAAGATTACTAAACGCAGCATTAAAGTTTAGTGGTGTTGTATAATAACCTGTTCCTCCCGTTGTTCCACTTACTTGTGAAACTAATTGTATTGTTGCGTTAAGTTGTGGAACAAAAATAGTGTGTGGTGTTGTTATGTAATTATTTGAAATAGAATTGATTGTAATACCTGTCCCTGTTGTAGAACAAGTTCCCGTAACTTCATAGGTATTACATGTTCCAGTAATTTGTTGACTTACACAAGTTCCACTAACTTGTGTCTGTCCGCTAAATATTTTTAACCCTTGAATGAAGACACTAAAATCATCAACTAATTGTGGATAAAATCCTGTATTAATATCTGTAAAAGACGGTGTTCCGCTTGTTGTGTCTAAAACTAAATCTCTTTGTGTTCCATCAATAACTAAATTATAGTTCAATGTGGTTGCCGAATTAACAGGATCCCAATTTTCTTTATAATTAAAGTCAGTCCAAACCTCATCTAAAATGTCTTGTCCCGTTTCTTTGTATATTTTATAACGATGCCAAATTGATCCATATTTTAAAATCCAAGCATATGGTAATTTATGAACAGCACCAAACTTTTTAAACGTGGATAAAATATAATTTAAATCCGTAGTTGAGTTTCCATTTTTGGAAACATATTTTTCTCTTAATGTTGCTAATGGTAAACTATTCAAAAACAAATATGCTGCTAACTTATATGGGTATTGGTCTCTTTGTTTGTATCTAAAGTTAAATACCCCTTTTTGTATTGCATTTATAAAATATGGTGTATTCAACATTGATGTTGATTGCATGTCAGTTAGATAGTTAGAATAATTATCGTATTCTAAATTACCTTCTGTTATTAGTTGATCTGTTAGTTTTCTATTTTCATAAAAGTTTTTCAGATCATTCGTATCCAATGTGACGTTTAAATTTTCATAATTAAAATATGTTACAGGCCTTTTGGTTGTTGTTGTATCATCTATATCAAAATTTGTAATTGTTTTGTGAATATCATTATATTCTAAAACTAATTTGGTATCAAACGCTTCATTAGCATTATTTAAACTTTTTCCGTTTGCCAAATTATTTTGATCCCAATTTAGATTGATAATTGGGTATGTGTCACCAAAAACATATTCATTATTAGTCGATGTTTGTGTTATATAGTTTTCTAAGTTTGTAAGATCTTTAGCGTTAACCAAAGAGACACTAGGTTGTGATTTAGTAGAACTAAAAATATCTCCGTTATATAATACAGCAGAATTATCGACATCGTTTTTAATATATGATGTAACAAATTCACCTCTTATAAAAGATTGCCAACTTTCACCTTGACCTTCATTAGATATATGTCTTAAAAATGGTAAGTAATTTGTTCCATCTAAAAGATATTCTTTTATCGTTTTTGATAAATACGGATTATCTGTTCCTAAACTTTTTAATATGTTTGTTCCTTCATTGTCCGCTTCAACTTCATACATAGCCGAGTTATAACCAGATTGTCTATTGAAAAGGCTATAATACGAGTTTAATATTAATCTTTCATAAATTTCAAAAAAGTATTTCGATTCTTCTTTGTTTTGAAACACGTCATTTGAAACAGGAAAATCAATCGCGTTTAATGAAATTCTTTGTGGTTGTTGATCTGATTCATCAAATTCAGCACCTCGTTTGTTGGCATCATTTTGTCTTTGTGTAAACCCTTTTATAAATTGTTCAACAAATTCTACCTCAGGCCATATTTCAGTATTGTATGATCTGTAGATTCCGGCAACATTTTGAGCACCCGGATATATTGTTTCAAATTTTTCTTTACCGTCTTCACCCGTAGATTCTTTTATAATCTGTGGCCATGGATATATTGGTTCATTATTTTGTGTTGATGTTGTTAAATCAACACTTGGTGCGGTTGATGCATTCCCAAAAATCGCCGCTCGTCTAAATGGATTTTCTCTTTGATCCCAAGCTTTTTTATGAACCTCATCCATCAATCTTAAAAATGCTTCACCCTGACAATAAAATATTGCTAAAATATTTCTAATAGATGGTGTAAATCCTAATCCTTTGTCACCTTTCTGACTAAATTTAACTGCCAAATTTTCTGTTATCTGTTGTTCTACTTGTGTTCGAAGTTTGGATGCGTCTTTTCCAATTTGATCCGTAACACTCATGAATGAATTTTTTCCTTCAAAGAAATAATACGATTCACCAGTTGGGTTAAATGTTTTTATAAAATTATTTGTAAAGGTAATAAAGGCCAAGTCAGTTTTTGTAAGTGCAGATGGTGGTGTGTTAAATGGTGACAATTCACCTTTTGGTGCCGTTTCTGATGCTGCAAATGTTTTTTTAGTATCAATATCATTTAATGTTATACCAGATACCTGACAAGTTGCCAAATTAATATTAACCGGTATTTGTGTTTTGATTGTTTTGTTACCTACAGTATAACTTCCATTTATTCCATAGATACCATTTTGATTTAACTTAGTGTTATAATTTTTTATAATACCATCTAACTCAGTGCTTAGATCTTGTTTTTTTTGTGGTTCATTTAATGTTTTTTTAAAACCATAAACATTTTGACCACTTTTTAAAACTATAGGATTTTTTATATCCAAATACTTATTAAACCATGAGTTACTTCCTGTAAACACATTTTTTTGGTAATCCAACAAGTTGTTTGTATATTCTGTCATAGTTGTCAAAGCCCCTAAATTTTCTTTGGCATAACTGTCTAAGACATCTTTAATAAAAACTTGCAATCTATACTTTAATTGATTCAATGTTATTTCGGGAAAATCATCAGCAATTAATCCTTTTGATTTATATATTGAATATATTTCTTTCATTTTTTGATAACCCTTACTAACAATAGTCGGACTTTGTAAAACGTTTTCGTTTGTATTGGTTCCTTGTTCTGTTGAAGCCGTTGTTTGAGATACAACATTGTTATACATATGTGGAACTGCCATTAAGTTAGCAAAATTAACATATGAAAGAAGAGTATATTTATACCCTAAAAATTTTAAAGTTATCGTAAAATTACCTGTTGAGGGTTCAAATGTCGAATTGAAATTTTGAAGCATAATTGGTAACTTAACCGCCTTTCCGTAGTAACCTTTGAGAGTTAATGTAAATTGTGGATATGGTA